TTTAGGAACAGTAAAACCATAATTTGCTAACACTGTACGAACCAAAGACAGACAATCACCAGTTCCATGTTTTANAGGATCAGANCCTANACGATACTCAAGTCCTATTAATTCGTAAGGCTTCAAAGATTTTGTAATTGACCTGTTAAAGGAAGATGAGCACACCTTTTTTTAGTCAAGGTTTGTTGCGGAGCATTTGCACCGACAGCATCAATAGAAGAACTTAACAATAGTTCAATTGATTCTGGATCGTATCTCATACCAGCAGCTAACCAATATTCACCAGTTAATCTGCCTCCATTTTTTGCAGCAGTGTCTTTATCAAAATCAGTTGTCATTAAAAAGGTTTCAACCTGTATGTAATATTTTTGCTCTACAAAATCTTTTACATAAGACATGCTCAAAGGATTATTAGCAAGAACAATTGAAGCTTCTAAATTATCTCCTGATCTATTCATTGCTGCTCCTTGATAAATAAAAGACAAGTAAGCATGTCCATCAACAGCAGTATGTTTTCCATTTTGGAATTGATGTTCTACTGTTCCATCTTTTTGTTTAACGGTAACAAAAGCAGTTAAGGCAACAACAGTCATTACATTCCTAACCTCGATCTAGCACTTCTACTATTCCTTAGTGTAGATAAAGTTTTATTTTCTCCAGCTCTAGCACCTTGAGATGTAGCAGTTGCAATGATTTGTCCTACAGCAGATTTAGGAACAAATTCTTCAGAGTTGAAGTTAAGAATAGGCCCAGAGTAATTAACAGTAGTAGATCCTCCTGCACCACCACCTGCATAGGACGAACCAGTACCAGGAATTACAGCTTCACCTCTAGCACCTGCTGAATAGCGTTGCATACTTGAAGCCATCTTAGAGGCAGGAATTACATACTCATCCTCACCAGCTTCTCCTACGAGTCCTAGAGTTGGACTTGTAGCCATGCCTCCTGCAGCAAATGGTTTGATGCCATTTGCCATGTATCCACCTTCTGCTTTTGTAACAGCAGGAAGGCCAGGGAAGAAATTCATAATTGCAGATTTTAAATACATACTTGCAATTGATTTAGCAATTCCAGCTAATGATTCACCTAATGTTTTTGTTCCAGCTATTAATCCTTCAATTGCACTTGTTAAGCCACTAGCAATTGTTTCTTTGATTGTTTCCCATTTAACAGCAACTCTGTCTGTTGCATCTTCTAATCCTGTAAGTGGATTTATATTGCTACCTGAAAGTTTATTAAAATCTTTTATAGCTTGTTCATATAATTCTCTTTCTTTTTTCAATCGTGCAATTAATTTATTTGTTGCAGATTTATCTCGACCTCTTCTTCCATCTAAAGAATCTTCTAAATCTTTAATCTTTTTATCAAGAGCTGTAATTTTTTCAACAGCTTCTTCTAATGGTCTTGTTCCTGATGCAATTTCTTGTGCAAACCTTGAGTTAGCTGTGGCTGCTTGGAATATCGCCACAGTTGCTACTGTTACTCCAGCCGCTAACGCATACCAAGGATTTAACATTAAAGTTAAATTTAAAGCCTTTATTGAACCCATTAAAATCTTAATTGCATATACCAATCCACTACTACCAGCAATAGCTAAAGTTATCGTTGTCACCGATGTTGGTATTTTTGAAAGAATTTGAAATAACGAACTTAACCCTCTAACAATAGGTTGAACAACAGGTATCAATCCTTTCCCTAATGCTTCTGCAAAATCATTAAATGATTCTCCTAATGAATCAACATCTCCTGCAAAACCTTTAGCACCTGCTTTTGCTAAATCTTTATAACTTCCTTCTACTATTCCTAAAATCATTGCATGGGCTTCTGTCACTTTATTAGATTCCATTAACGCATTTATTTTCTTCCTTTCATTTTCAGTAAAAGCAATACCTGAGCGATTCAACGCAGCTAAATTCCTTTTTGGATCTTGTAATGCTTTTGCTAATTGCATAAAGGAAGTTTTTACATCTACTTGGTTTACCTGTGCAATATCAGCAGCACTTTCAGCAACCCTTGTGTAAGCGTCAACTCCTATTGCTTTAAAACTGGTAAGTAAATTAAATCCTTTTGTAAAATCTTCTTGGTTAAATAAAGTTTGCTTTCCTAATCTGTCGGCTGATTCATTTAAATCATTCAAGGCCGCAGTTCCTCCTTTTAATCGACTTAAACCTTGAGTCAAAATAGAAACATCTCGTTGTCTATCACTAAAAACTTTTAAACCTTTTCCAAGTGTTGTTATTGTTCCAGTCAGCAAAACGAGAGGAGCTAAACTTCTTGCTGCAGCAACACCCACACCTGTTAAACCTTTAGAAGCTACCGCAGAACTAGCAGCCGTTCCTTTTAAAGCAGTATTAGTTGTTTTTAAATTTCCGTTAAGTGCTTTTAACTTTGCAGCCGCAGGGCCAGTAACTATATTTACCGATACATTTGCAACTGCTGGCATTTTTTTTTGCCTAATTTCTTACAGTCTAACGATAGCGTGAACGCTTTATAGAATCTTTTCCCTCGTCATTCAAAGTGTCGAAATAAACAGACCATAAAATCAACTCTTCCATTGTGATTTTTTCTAACAACTCAGTCAACGTGTAACCTAATTCTTTTGCTACACCTAATTGAAGCATTAGCCAATTATCTTTTTTTAACTGAGCTTTTAAGATTTTGGGTCAAGATCTACATCCTCCTGATTGATAACTGCCAACATTAACTTTTGCAAATCTGCATCTCGTACTTCATTTTTTAATTCAGCAGTATGTCCAGCAGTAAATAATCTTTGACCATTTTCATCTACTGCTTTTTGGATAAATAATTGCAGAGCGAAAGCATTCATATCTTCACCTATTCCTTTTTGTGCTCTTTCTCTTTCTGCCATTGTTAAAGGAGTACACCAAAACTCAAAGATACCTCCAGATTGCAATTCAACTGTTTTTTTTACAGGTGTTAAATTAGCAGCTTTTTTTAATTGAGCTAAGGCACTTAACTTAGTTTTGGCGGTAGCCATAAAGGATAATTCTGTTTGCTTTATAACTGTACGCATTAAAAAACCCCCAAGCAACAAGGCTAAGGGGTATAAACCGACTATGAAGTGGTACTAAAGTCGAAACTTGGTACGTTGTTAGGTCTAAAATTAACCTCAACCATCTGTGCATCATCTGGATTAACAGAAAAACTTGCAGAAAGTAAAACAGCATTCATAGCAATACTGCGACTTAATGCTTCTGTTCCTTGTTTGTCTTGATAAAGCTTAAATGCTGCTCCGTCTTGTTGACGCTGAATAACATCCTCAATTAAACGATTAGCCAAAGTTGAGTCTTCATCAGTCACATAAACGCTTGCTGAACCAGTACCGTCAGCAAATCCTGATATATATGTTTTGAACGGTGCGTATTGACCAACTGATTGACCAATCGTTGTTACATCAATTTCACTTCGGGTTACTTCAAAAGACCAATTCTGAACTTGCCCAACAGAAGCGTAATCGTTGTAATACACCTCAAACTTATTTGGAGCTGCGGCTGTTCCAACGTCAGTTAGGTTTACAGCAGAACCACCAGAAGAAGCCGAAACAATTAATGCTCCTGTTGCTGCGGTATAGGTATTAACGTAATAAGTTGTACCAGCAGTTAATCCAGCAGGTAAAGTTCCTGTCCCTGATCCTCCTGTAGAAGAATCAATAACTTGAAACTTAACTGGATCATTAACTTTGAGATTTAAATAGGTCTGAACAACAATAGTTTCAGTTCCTATCGTGACATTAGAGGGTCCGAATGTTCCTGTAGTACCAGCAGGTTTGTAGTACAAGGCTCCAGACGTACCTGATAAAACAGTAACAGCCATTGGATTTAGTCTAAGTATGCGTCAAATGTAGCTGAGAATTGCGTTTGAAAGAACGCTTCTTGCTCTGCTGGTCTTATTGTAGCTAATCCAGAACAAGGATCAAAAATAAGACTACTAAACTTTGCTCTGTCAAACTTATCTTTTACTCTTTCACCAATGGTGTAATTAGCTCCAGCACCAACTCCAGCAGGTGTAAAAATATCAATAGTTAAAGTTCCTGTTTGCCTCTTATATGATTTGCCAGTAGCAGGTGCTTCTAAAGTTGCATAATTATTATTCCCAAAGATTAACGAGACAGCAACCCAAGGAGTGTTATTTGGTGGAGTGAAAGGTGCATTTGAATAACTAACAGGATAAGCAGGATTTAGTGCCATCTCTGTAGCAATGCGGCCTTCTATAGCTGCCCTGACATCATTAAATGTACTGCTCATGAGGTTTTACCAATTCTCATTGCATTGACTCTAATCATTCCTTGAATATCTTTAGCAACTTGAATAGGAATATAATTTTTCTGATATTTATTTTCAGCACTTCTCCATCTGCCTTTCCAAGATTTCGGCATATTATTTCCTGTTAATACTGGTTCGGCATAGGGCAAATTAGTGTGAATAGAATAATTTTTTCCTATTCTTTCCAACGCATAACCAATTCTGTCTATAGGTGGTGAAGCAAAAGAAACAGGTCCTATTCCATATCCTCCACTTGCTGTGTTTTCTCCAACTTGCCAACTGTTTACAAGTCTCCCTGTATCTCTAGGAGTTGCTAGTTTTACCATTTTATCTGCTTCAATTACAGCCGTTCGGATTAATTTATTGCATTGGTTTTCTATATATTCATCTATTTGATCAAATCTAATTTGTATCGTTGCCATTAGCTTCTAAGGATCAATTCATAACTAATAGCAGTATTACCTTGTTCTGTTGTCTCAATCCTAATAATTTGATGAACTGTAGAACTAATAACAACTCGATCTGAAACCGTTGGAGTGTAACTTAAATCAGATGCAGCAATTGTTAACCGTTTATCAGTTGCTTTTATTAACTCTCCTACTTCTCTTTTAGAAACACCTTCAACAAAACCTTTAACAGTTGTATCTGCGGTTGTCTCTCCCATTGCACCTGTAGTGGTGTTATAAGCACTTCCTGTAACTTTACGAATCGTAACATTACCACCTACAGCCTTAAGGACTTTGCTTGCTGCTTTTCTAAAGCCTTTAGGTTTTACTGGCATTAGATCCTATAAGCAATAACTGATCCTGCACTTGTTTGAGTAATGCTGGTAAAAACTCCTTCAATTTCTGTGCTTGCTTTTAGATCAATTCCAGAAACAGTGGCAGAACCATTCTTAGTGACATTAGGAGAAACCAAAGTAACAGTCGAATCTGTTAAGCAAGTAATTTTCCCAAACCTCCCTGTATGGGCGTTTGTATCTGTGATGATGAGTGCAGCAGGATAAGACATTCCCATTAGCTTCGTTTTACAGCGATGTTGCCAGGTCCACTAATTCTAATGCCTGTGAAGTATCTTTCAAACATTGGTGGGACACGATCAGCACCAACAGCACCGTAAGAATTAGGAGTTGCATCCAAAGATCCAACCTTGATGTTTTTATAATCTTCTAATCCACTAAGCCCAAGACC